ACCCATGCCGTTGTTACCAGTTGGTGATGATGGCATTATTAATCCTCCTGTCCACTCTTGGGAACGGTGGAGTGGTGCCGTCCGGCAGGATCATATCCATTGCCAGTTCCCGCAAAAGAGCAATTTATTTTTGTTTCATAGTTTCCATGCTGTATGTAGCTGGTCACACTCGTTACGTTATAATATCCAGCAAGTCCAAGTTCGTTTATTGGAGACTTGGGATCGAGAATGTTTCCCAACCTAAGAGAAGATGGATTGAGGCAGATAACAGATCCGGGAGTAAAGAACGTGTTCCCGAACATGGTTATCTCCACGTCATATCTTCCCTTTATTGGGAATCTCGGATCTTTAAATGCTCCCTGATCTCGCAACATCTGGTCTGCTTCCATGAGGGCATTCTTAACTAAACTAAAATTTATCGACTTTAACAAACCACTATTTCCACCAATAAAGAAATGTGGGATGCCATTGATGGAGTCTTGAACAAAATTCATCTTAACATTAGGAGGTATAGATTTCGGAATACTATGCAACAAGAGATAATTTATGGAGTCAGACAGTTTTGGCACAAAAGACTTGTTCATTCTCGATTCCTTGAGAGAAACCGGACTACGGTTGGATGACTGAGTGAAAGAGTCGTCTTCGTTTCTCACCTTCGCACCATACCTAATTTTACTAAACTTCTTTCTTGTCTTTGGCGGCCTGCCTCTCTGGTCGAAACCAAAATAGTCCTTTGTCTCACCATCGTCTTTCGGAACGGAGACAATAGAATTCATGATCGGTGCGTTTTGCCGAGGTAGGAGAGAAGAGTTGTCATCTAACACCAGAACAGATCGGATAGCAAGTTGCATTGCCCCCCTTATGAAATCGTCAAATGGCATCTGCATTCTACTTTTCTTGACATAGTTATCGTTATACCAATGCAGAAAACAGTTTAAAGAAATTGGAATGTCTGCAATGTTTCTGTAATATTTTTCCAGATCAGTCTTTACCTCTGTGTTTTTTGAACCTGTGGTATTTGCTTTTGGTGGTTTTGTTCTGGTTGCCTGCAAGTATCCATTTTTCAGTGAGGCATTTTCAAACTTAAAAATCTGCTCGTCGGAAGCATAGGATGTAAACTCAACCGACCCGACGACAACTCGCAAAGACTTGTTGACCTCTTTTGCTGCCGGATTAGCTCGCAACTTTCTCAAAGCAACTTCTATTAAATCTCCAAGGAAAAAATATTTTATGTTATATTGCCCGTTGGAAAACTCAGGTTTGGAAACTTCCTCAAACACTTTCGCCATCCTGTCATTTTTCTTTTTCTTCTTCTTTTTCGTATCAACGTCGGTGGCCTTTTTTGCTGCGGCATTAATCTTCTTCGTCATAGCCTCCGACTGTTTCTGTGATAATTTTTTTGAAGCACACTTCTCCAAATTAGCCGGAACTTCTGTTGCAAATTCTTTGACAACTGCACCTCCAGCTCCAGTCTCTCCCTGCGAACCTTGAAGTGTCATCTCCTGCATAACCTCGTTGAGATACCCATAGTGGTGCAGGAGTTCGAGTTGATCTTCCATGATCAGTCCGTCTTCTCGTTGCCCATGAAAGAGTCCGAAATCTGGTAGTACCGATCCGGGAGAGAAAAATGCATAAAACTTTTTTCCACTCTTGTCTGTATACATTCTCAAATCACCCTCGTAAGAGGATGTTTCACTGTCAGTGCCCATGACTGCAATCGTCTTCACGAGGGAAAGATCTGGGAATGTCTCAGACATCACCGGTTTCGAACATACTGATTTTAAATCATCTATCCTATCCTTGGAATTGCTGTGCATCTGAAATCTATAGAGAAGATTTTCCTCTGCAACAGAATAAGTTCTTATATTTCCACTTTTTATAAGTTCTTCGATGAAACTAGCATAGGTTGCGGATCTATTTGATAGAGCTTTTGCCAACTCTTCCTGTTTCCTTTGCAACTTCGCAGATGTTGAGTCATCTCTTTTTAGATTCTTCATACCAGGATCTACGTTCACTCCATGCATCACGAAAGATCCTTCACCAGCACCACCAGCTCCAGACTCTTCTTCCTTTTTCTGCTTTGCTTCCAATTTGCTAATTTCATTCCTCAAGGATTGTTCTTTTTTGTTCTCATTCCGATCAAACAAGATGTTGGAATAGTAAGGGTTTGCCATCTTTGATTGCAGGAACGACTTATAGGTTAAGTTCACAATAACGGAACCTTCTTGGGTAAAATCAAAATCAAAATTGACTAAAGTTATGTCCATTAAGGTTTTTTGTCTCCGCATCTGCTCCAGTGCTTTTTTTATCATTTTGTTTTCCGACTCTTCTTGGCCAAAAACTTTTTCGTAATCCGGAGATATATTCCAACCGACCTGCAACTTCAATCTAAAATAATCTGGGTTTTCTTCTCTATCTTCTTTCTTTTGTTTCTTCCCTTCCTCTGACTTGTACTTCGAAGAAATGGTAAACAAGTCAGAATACTTCAGATCACTATCTGGTTGTCCACTTACTTGACAAAACAAGTCCGATATTCTCTCTGCATGGAGTCTCACATTCACCAACAAAGATGATTCTTGCATGTATGCTGTGCTTCCCTGAAATGACCAATCTACACTCGTAACACCAATATTGGGAGTTGTGCTTGTCAGTTCCGAAATCTCGGCAGACAAATCGTGGTTGTATCTGGTCCTCTGATCTGGTGCCGCATGGATGGGAAAAGCAATTTCCTGAGTGTCGTCCTTGATTGCCTTGAAAAATCTAATCTCCGGCACAAGAGCAGAGAAGTGGTGGGATCTCAAGTGAGATGTTGGGAGCATGTTCACCCCCATAAGTTTTGTCATAAAGGACCAAGGCTCATTGTCCTCCAGCAAGAGATAGTTCTTGTACCCACCGCTTTCTTTGGAAAACTTGTCCCTATTCAGTTTTGAGATATTCTTTAAGTTCATCAACAAAAGAGATTGTTGTGTCAATCTCTTTTTATTGTCTAATTCTCTTTTTTGCTTTTCAGCATCTTCTGTCTTTTCATCTGCCATACTACATTCCGTAAATTGCCAACACTTGCTCCAGTGGGAAGGGGATATAGACCACATCTCCAGGTGCAAAATGCGAGTCAGTTGGTTTCTGATTAAACAGTGCTATCACCCACCACAGAGTAGAATCATTATAATACTTGTGTGCGAACTTGTAAAGCTTTGACCCTGTTTTCCACTCCTCACTAACAGTGTCAATAGCAGAGAGATCATCAACTGTCAATTCTTTAAAATCGGGGCTACCGTAATGCTTAATAAACTTCTTGTTACCCCTAGCTTCCCTCAAGTGCTTATAGACTTTTTTTGAATTAATATAAGTTTTTCTATTTCCCATTCTATCTGTCATTTTTTTGTTCCCCCCACTTGATTAGTCGCATTATTTTGTTTTGCTTTTGCTATTTGGGCACCTCTACCGGTTTTTTTATCTTTTGGAGGATCTGCTTTATTTGCCTTTGAGGACTCACTATGCTCTAGTCCGTAAGGATATTTTGATTCTGCTTTTGAAATCTTCTTGTCCTTGTCTTTGAAGTTCCACCCAAGATCGTGGGTGTGGATAACCGTAAACATGCAAGACAAAGATATTGTTTGTGGCAGTATCCTTGTGTCCGTTCCTTGGCCAACATTGAAAAACCCAGAATCTAAGTCAGGCGCATAGGAAAATCCACTAATGGTCCCGAATAGTCCTTGTGATTCGACTCCACCACTTGTGGTTCCAGAGTGCGTGTTTGCAATCAGGTTAGCAAACTTGATTTTAAAAATTGGAGGTGCGCTCATGACTTTCCCCTTCACTCCCTTGCCTGCTGCCTTAGAATATACGGGATAAAGCATATTCATTAAAGTGGAACATCGTGCCATGTGGTCCTCTGCCTCCTTTATGGAGGATGATGGGACATCCCACGCAAGATTTATTTGCCTAGTAGTTCCCCTATAAGATTGGATTGCATCCATCCTCCCATAAACCTGCTCTTGGGCAAACTCAGTCTGATACTGATCATCGAACTGCGTGAGGAATGCCTTGAATTTAACAACCTCGTTGCTTGGGACATGGAGAATTTCTATTACCAAACCACTTTTCTCTGCGATTGCATCGGTGCGATCCTCAAAGATATTTCCCACTGGTGGATTTGGATTTGATTTAAAATAGCTCATCTTTTATGCCCCCACCAAAACTTGCTCAACTGTCGTTGAGAATACTTCTCTTAGTTTTCTATCATCCACATTTATGCTAACTTCGACCTTCGTCTCTCCCTGTCCTCTTTGGGATGGGGTTGTGTCCATATTATATGGAGAGCCCGTTCTTGCAAATGCGTCGTTAGGTATTGTTGTTGCCCCTGTTGGCAAGACAACAATCTCTGGTCCTTTTTCACCGACCATTACTGCACCACTGGATAAGGTCATTCCACCTAGTGCTTGTTCCGGAACTCCGGACTTTCCGAAAGTGCGAATGCCAAGAGCTGTGGTAAATTCTTGCGGGACTTGATTTCCAAGATGTCTCATCTCTACTGCTTTCCTAAACTTCTCATCGGTGACGCTGGCTGATGTGAGAAACTCATTGTCATCTTCTGAAATTTCCTTTTCCAATCTCATTATTTCTTTCAGCAATTCTGCTTTTTTGCTATTTGCAAGGTTTGACTGCTGTATCATCTTTACCTGTGCTTGTATTCGATCATTTTGATCTATAGCTCCCTCCTCGGTTGAACGAGCATCTTCCGTTACGAGACGATTAAATTGCTCTTCCCCAAGCGCGGTTCTCATCTTGTTGAGTTGCGATTCGACCCTGTTCTTGGTGGGATCTGCACCCAATAACCTACTGTTTGCCATATTTCCAAGGAGTGTGCCTATTTGCTTGAGGAAGGGCATGATGTCATTCCTTATGATCGGGACAAGATTTCCCACCAAATCTTCCTTTGCAAAAGTTTCGAATTTTGTAAGCAGTTCTTCAATGTTCCCAGTAGCAAACTTATCAAAACCGAAAGCTTTGGCAAGTTGTTGAGCAACACTCATTGCTATATCCCCTATTCTTGTCATAATAGTCATGGTTTCTCTACCACGTTTTGCGAACTCGTTGAAACTTTGTGTTGCTCTTTCGACAGCTGTCGTTTCGTTTTCGTCTGCCATGCCCATGAAAAAGTTTCTTGCTTTATCCATTGTCATGCCAGCTGCTTCGGCAAGTGCTTCCTGTTTGTGAAAAGAGAGATCGGAAAAACTTTGCCCCATTGCATCAAAATTCTCCTTTATTCTTCTTGCGACACCTTCGGGGCCCTCGGTTGCTCTTAGTTGCATCATTTCCATTGTATCTAAAAATTGCCCACCCATGATATAGTTCAGATCTGCAACAGAATTGGCAGCAGAATCAAATGTTTTAAATTTATCAGCCAACTGAACCACGTCGGAAAGTTCAACTCCCAGTTGTCTGGCCATGGATGCTGTTCTTAAAAACACTTTTTCTGATCGATGACCGAAGGCAGCAAAGGTTCCTTGTGTGCTGACAAATTGTTTGCTCAATTCCGAAAAGTCCATACCCATTGTGACGGCAGCTGCATTGAGGTTCGAGATTGATTGAGTCACCTCTTCGGTGCTTCTGCCAAGACCAATAGTCTGAAACTTTGTTATCTCTGTAAGATCTTGGATGTCCATTCCCAATCTCTTTGCGGTTATGCCGAGGTTTGCAAAGGCACCCATTGTATCGATGGTCATGCCACCGACGCCGCGAAGGGAAGACCCAAGTTCGTTCATCATTTCCACCTGTTCTGCCATAGTTGTCCCAGTATCATCAAGTGCTCCGGCAACATCCATATATTGCTGTGCAAATTCCCTGCCATGACCTGTGCTTTTGGCAATGCTGGCTCCGAGTTTATCAAATAAAAGCACAGCACCAACAATGCCTTCCATTACGGCTTGGAGAACCCTGATCAACCCTTTGAATCCGAGAGTGACAATACTCCCAAGTGCATTAGCTACAAACTCAAAAGCAGCACCAAGCAGATTTGCCTTAGTTGCTAGGGATTTCCACTTTTCGACCCTTTCCTTAAAGGCATCCAGTGCTGCCTCTCTTGCGCCAGCATCTTGAACAACGGCTCGGAGGAATCCTGCAACTCCTCTTTTTGGATCTACTTGTAGTTTTGTCGATTTCCCTAAACTGTCTATAGTGTCGGAAACGATGGATGCGGATTCTTGTGCGAGAGTGACCCTCTCCTCATCCAATTCCCTGAGAACTCTCTTTGTTCTGTTCTCTTTTTCCAGTTCCTTGTTCTTTTCTTTTAGGTTCTCTAGAGACATGCCGGTTGCTGCTTTGTTTTTAAGCAACTCATTGTACTCAATTTTTAAATTCTTTAACTTCTTCTCATCTTCGGCACTCAACTGCTCTTTCATCTTTAGTGCATCAATTTGACTTTTCAACACATCCTTCTCTGCTATCAATTGATCTCTGAGTAATGCTAGTTCCTCTGTTTTGCCCTCGTTCTTGAGCTTCATTATTTCGAGGAAATCCCTTTGCCTCTCCATAGAGGCATTCTCTGCTTTCTCTTCTTTTTCTCGTTGATTTTTAGCAAACTCAGCTGCGCCACGGACTCCACTTGTTCCAGAAGTGGTTGGGGAACTGAACGGGTTGTTCTGGTTCGGTGCGGCCGCCTGGTCGTTGCTTTTCTTTAATTCTCTTGTGAACTCTTTTAACGCAGATTTAAGTGCATTCAGATCTGTTTCGTCCATCAGTTACCCCCCTATTTGAAAGGCCACTTGATCTTTGTGCTTTTCTCAAAATTACGGACAGCTGTCTTTAGGCTTGCTCTATTTCTGTGTGTGATAGGGTTATCTAAACCATATCTCTGATATGCTGACAGGTATCTCTTTTCTTTTCCGAGGACTCTTGCGAAATCTTGAATCTGGTTTTTGGTTCCCTTGACGTTCACAGGAATCGCAACATTGTCGCCAAAAACATATCTCATTGCTACTTTAACCAGACTACCAAATGCTTTAAGAAAACTCTCATTAATCTCTCCGTTGGCAGCTGCATTAAGATCGATTGTCATAGGTTCTTTATTTTCCATACACGAGTCCTCCAACTAATAAATAGTAGAAAAAAGAGAAAGCATCACCTTCTTCTTTTAGATGCTTTTTCCATCTGCTCCTTTTCGTCTGCAAACTGTTTAACGAGTCTTTGCAGGAACCATCTCCGTACCTTGATCGGTAGATTATATGCTTCTACGAAACTCCACCCACCGTGATATTTGAGATTAAAAAACTCCTCGTAAACAGACTCAATATACTCATTCGTCAGGCCAAAAAAACGTAGGAGTGATGGGAACCTCCAAAGTCCCATCATAGTTACAAGATTTACACACGAAATCATGCTTTAATTTCATAGTGGGGTTAATCAACTTGTAAATTCCCCTGACATATTTCGAATCCATTGCTGGCATTGTATCGACGAATTGGGAGATGGTTCCCCCCTCCCTAGATCCGTTGACACTCCTTACCATTCTCTTTACCAAATCGGTCAAAGATGACGGAGGAAGGTTATGCTTTTCACGACTCTTCTCTGCTTTCTCAAGTTCTGTTTCATCTTTCGACGTTAAGAACTTCATCTCCACCTTGTGGCCAGACTTTGGCAAAGTAAGCAATGGAAACCCGTCTTGACTTACCTCTATTTCCTCAAGGTGTTCAATAGCATTCTTGGTTGCCCCACTAAATCGTTTGGATTCCTCAAGATCAACTTCCATAGTCTCTCTTGCATTGCATTCGGGGCAAGAAAACTTTGCAGAATAATCAGTTCCATATCCGGAAATTCTTGCTGCAATAACAAGAGCATTTTTATCTCCGATTAGCAAATCTGACACTCTAACATTCTTATCAAGAATGATACTCTGCAACAGCCTATCGATTGCAACACCCTGCTTCAAGAGGGCAGGAGAATTTAAGATGTCCTCCTCTTTTGCTGTCATAAACTTAATTTCTATCGTATCTTGTAGGTGTAGGGGATGTCCTTCCGGATAGTACCTTCCACCAGATGGCAGTTCCACAAATTCTGTTGGAACTGCAAAACTTAATTGATCTCCAGATACAGAAACAGGGGCAGAGTTATCCACTTCTGCCCCGATCTTATCGAGATTATTTCTTTTTGCCATTTTTACCTACGCTTTCTTATCACTGGCTTTTGAAAAATTCACCTGCTCCGCTTGCTGGGTCATTGGTTGCTTCTTCTGTTGCCGTATTGCACTCTGCCCAATCATATCTTATCGTAAGTGTGATATTTGTTAAGTCATCTGACTCATAATTTAATTCACCCCAATCAACATTGGTGATGAAAGCATTTTTCAGAGTCCAAGTTTCCACGGGAGATGCTCCATCGGTGTCAAATTGCTCAATTTTAACCTGACCTAGTGCGTTTACTGCCTTTGCCTTGGTGATCGCATCAGTAACGGTAGCATTACCAGGAATAGTGTATCCACCATCTTCGATTGCTTTTGCCATCAACCCAGCTGCGTTTGGAGAAACTGGATCTACAAGAGTTACATTGACTGTATCCCACTCTACTCTACCGGGATAATAAAAAGTGTGATTAAGGTACTTGTGACTCACCTCACCGATAGTGGCAGAGGGTTTCTTGACCTGAGTTACCAACCAAGTATTTTCTTCTCCAAGAGCACCTACCGTTAAGGTAAACCTATAAGATCTCTTGGGGGATGTTGAGGGGTTTGTCCAAAAATTTGCCATTTGTATTTTTCTCCTTAATGTAAATACTTTCTATCTCGATTTTTAATCGTCAAAAGATGCTCCACTGCGAAGAATTGTAAAATCAATCGCAATAAATTCGGCAGTTCTGGTTGGTTTCAACAATACCTTCGCATACATGATATTTCTATCAATCAAATCCTCGGTAGTTGTTGATTCGTCCAAGACAACCTTGAAGTCTGTCAGTCCAAAATCATTTTTGATTTGCTCCAAAAATGGATTTGCTTGACCCGTAAATCTATTCCATGTTGCTTTAACATTGGGGGTAAAAAGTAGGGTAGAAGCAATTCTAGAAATGCCCTTCTTAACGTGAATCATCAAACGTCGGACGTTGATTCTATCAAGTGCCGATGGGGTGGTTTGCATAGTTTTTTGACCAAAGATAACGATACCTTCTGCTGGAAACTTTGCAATCGGATTGACATTTCTCTCGTAGAGTTTGTCTCTCTCTTTTCTGGAGAGTTGCTCACGAACTCCGACAACCGGTACGCCAGCTGCTCCGTCAGTTAATCCACCACGAGTGAACCCAGCTGGTGCGAACCACGGTGCTGCTTTTTTATCGGTACTTGAAAAAGTTCCCAAGGCAGCAATGGAAGGTGGCATCCAAATTAAACTTCCTGCACCAGCAGTATCTCTCACCTGAACCCAAGGATGGAAAGAGCAGGCATAGCTTGAGTTCAATCCTCTGTTCTTCAACTTACTAATAACACTATCAGTAGAACCCTGTCTTGCTGATGCGGCAGAAGTAGATTCGTGAAGTGGTTCGTATCCACCTGGAAGGTCGATGACGGCAAGTGCATCACCTCTTGATTCACAAGTCGTAATCAAGTGATCAGTGATGCTTGTGTTGGTGATACCAGGAACACATGCGACGTTCATCTCAACAACTTCGGAATCCGAAACTGAATCAATTGCTCTCTTGAGTGAGTGGAATGGTGAACTATTTTGCTCTGTAGCAGTAGTAAGACCCGAATTTCTAAAAGGATCTCTCTCCTTAATGTCTAACCCGTCCGAACCTCCAAACAGTGGCATCGTAAAGCTATCAAATCCCGCATCTAAAACGGAAGTGTAGGAACCATAGTTTGTTGAAAGTGCGGGTGCTTTAGAAGCACTGGTGGTTGCAGAAATGGAATTTCCAAGTTTTCTAGTTCCTTCCACATAAGCAGCGTGATTTTGCACACCGGCAGAACCAGAGATGTAGTGTAAGTCATCCAAGGAAAATACAAACTGGTGTTCGACACCTGTCTTAGAACCATCGAAAGAATCATAAGATTTTGGTTTTGCTCTCAACATATCAAGGTTACTTTTTTCAAATTGATTTGTAGTTCTCTCTGTTGACTCGAAACCAAAACAAGCATTTGAAGGATCGGTTATGCCTCCGTCGGAACTTGACACCCTAAGTGCCAGCTTCGGGAAGACCGCTTTCAGAGCAACCAATGAACCAGCGGCAGCTGATCCAGAAGTCGTAATATCAACACTCGACTCTTTGTTCAGAGATGTTGCGAGACTATCTGCACCAATAATTGTGGTGCCGGTGATGGTTTGTGATGCGATTGTGCAGGGAGATAACCTAGTTGGTCCCTTGAACCCAAAAGGTAACGAAAGTGGATTTAACCCACCGTTTGCAACTTTCTCCTTCACCTCTACTCTGACATATTTGGACTGATTATTGTAGTCTCCATATACCATGTACCTTCTCTTGTCGTTGTCCCAAGTTCTGTACTTGTCACCAATCTTGGTGGCAATATAGTTTGCAGAATTTGGATTCAAAGAGCATCCAGTGAATGATTCCAGAACTTTGACTTTGCCGTCGTGGTCCTTTAAGTCTCTCACTTGTACCGTGAATGTTCCATAAGGATCATTGACGGGATCTAAAGATGCTTTAATGTCTGAAATTGTAATTTTAACAGTTCTCTGTGCCTCTTCTCCCTCATCTAGTGCAACGAGCCTAAAAAGCTGTTCCATATTAGATGCGGAATATGATGCATAGTTATCTGACAAATCTTGAGCAATAACCCACCCTGATTGTGCTGCGGTTACAACTCTCTCGTGATTATATCCGTTTGCGATAGGCAAAACGAACGCTAAAGCTTTGCCTTTTGCTGCGTTGGGGTTGGTAGTTCCTCCAGCAGTGCTGTCGAACAAGCTTCTCTCAAATGTTTCTCCCAAGAAATAATCGGACTTAACAGTATTCACATCCCCCAACAATGTTGGGTCGGTATTGAACACTTTTCTGATGTATAAATCGGAATTTGGATTAAAGTTAAAAGAAGAGGTAACTGTTGCTGCCGAACCTTTTCCGATTGCGGCCTTGAACTGGAAGTCTCCTCCGTTACTCTTCACGATTGTACCGACGCCATCTGCACCAGCAGTTCCTTCGGGGTAATCTCCTAGTAACTTAACATAACCGCCCTGCAAATACCACACTGCTGCCAGTGATGCAGTCAGGTTATTTGACCCTGATGGCATTACGAAAAGACCGTATGCTCCACCGTTACTGGTCAAGTTGGTTCCCTCGGCAGAAACAGACCACCCAGCAGCACCTGCGGCAGCTGCTTGAGGATGTTGGGCACCCAAAAGTCTAACGACGGTTAAGGCACTTTGATTTTTCAACCATGCTTGTGCAGCATAAGTTGCATACATGGGAGAAGTTCTATTTCCATTTCTCCACACATCTCCGGTTTCACCTCCAGCAACGGGACTTCCAAATACTGCCTCAAATTCTGCCATTGAAGTTACCCTAACTGGTTTCAGTCCGGGACCGCGGAGGGTTCTCCCGATAACTACTGGACCAATATCTTGTGGGATTTTTGGGAGTTGAGACTTGTCGATTTCATCGAGGAAAACTCCGGGGGATACAAACTTAAACTTTCTTGAATCTGCCATTTTCAATTATCTCCTTATGTGTGCCTATCCGACAATTGTTTTACTGTCACTTACTAAATAGTGTTTTTATTTTCCAAAGGAAGGGACTATCACACTTTCTTGGTAGTCTTTTCGGACAACATTTCCTTCTCTCCAGTGATTTTAATCTTCGCAACGCCCTCTCTTTTAAAGACTTTTGGAGAATCATCATTAGTGTCTTGTCCGTACAGATACCCTAACACATTGATAGTTATGGATGTTTGATAAATTCTCTCCTCCTGCTCGATGGAAGATATATTGTTATTGAAGGAAAAGTCCGGTTGGATGAACGCCTCATAGTGGTGTCCGTCTTTTTCTATGAAAAAACTGTTTACATTTCCAGTCTTTGTCACAAATGGCTGCAACATCTCGTTCATCTGTTGCTGGTATTCTGTCCTCACAGTAACTACATAACTCATATCAACATATGTCGGGGATTTTATAAAATGAGACTCCTCAACAACATTGGGATTAGAGAACCTAAAATTATCCTGCTTGTAAGTTCTCTTGGAATTGGCAGAAGCAAAAGCTGCGGTCTTATCTTGCTTTGTTTTTCCACGTATATAGTAAGTAAAATTGTTGTATTTATTGATCGGAGGCATATATGCCTGTAGAGATCCCCTTCTCGATGGGTCTTTGTTTATCGATGTTCTCTCAACTGATATGACAGGAAAAATCAAAGATCCCTCTGAATCTCTTAACTCTTTGTTGTTCTTTATCTGGTGTGATCTTTCACCACTTACCCAAATTACTGGGATTTTTCTAAATCCCTTGTTTGTAGTTGCTCGAAGATCCATCTTCTTGTCAACCCACTCAAACATGGCATAATCAACAGTCTCTATTTTCGATGGCTCTAGGGCCAGCACGCTTTCGTCTTTTTTAGTCATACCCTAAATAGTTCAACCCGTAGCAAAGGGGCTCTTGTACCAAACTCCGTTTTCATTAAAGTAATATTTGTTCTCTTTATCAAATGGTCCGATAGCAGAAGATCCCGTACTAGAGACGTAAATGACCCTCCCAGAATATGAGGAAGAGTTGTTATAAAATCCTGTTAAAATGGCCCGGTCTTCGGAAGAGGAAGCATTGAGGTGTAGCACATCATGCATATCTGGCATTTCAACGCTTGCTGTGGATGCAACATCGTGACCGTCGTTGAAGAATGGACTTGGGTGCCAAACTCCGTTTTCATTAAAGTAGAATTTTCTTGGAATCTTGAAAGAATCAACGGGACTCGAACCTGTTGCAGCAAGATATATGATCTTACTCGCATAGCTACTCGCACTCAGATGATACTTGTTGAGAAGTGCCCGATAAGTCCCTCCTGGTCCGTCGTCAGCAATAGTCAGAACACCATTTCCAACTGAAACAATCGTGTCTCCTCCTCCACCACCGCCGGTGCCCAGAAGTGCCCACGATCCATTTTGATAAAACTGAAACGCATTGTCTGTCGTGTTGTAGATCATTGTCCCGTTTGTAGCAGTGATGGAATTTCTCTGCGTTGTCGTCATTCTGGGTATAACGACTCCTCCGGTGGTCGAGTTAACATTCAGAGTGCTGCCGTCGAAGGTGAGGTTTGCCTCACCCTGCATTGTGGTTCCATTAACTCCCGTCAAGATTCTGTTGTCTGCCGCATTGTTGAGAGTTAGTCCACCTCCTCCGCCCGATCCTGTCATATCAACTGTCATCTTTCCTACATAGAGAAATCCCCTAGCATAAGTGGGAACCCTAGTTGACTTGTAATCTTGTAAGAAAATTATACCACTATAGTAATCTATTTGCCAATCTGTTTCATCAAGTGAAGTGATCTCGTTTGTTGCATCGGTTGGATCACCCTTATAGAGCTTCAAGAAATAGGGATTTGCTCCTTGGTTAGAGAAATTTGGGGGGACCAGCTGGACCTTTCCTAGTGTCTCGTAAACAACTTTGTCGTTGTCATAGTATCCGTTGCCCTTGTATGAGTTGCTTGACAATGATTCATAGTTTCCGGTCATCACGAGTTTATATCCATGCGTACCAGCAGCAGTTTCTTCATCACCTCCACCGAAACCCACTTGGCCGAAGGAACCAGTGTTTGCATCGTATGATGTGCCACCGATAGGTTGAACAATGAAGTCAACATATTCAACAGTTGCAGCTGCACCGGCACTGGCACTTTGCATCAAGTAGAGAGTCTGCGTGGGGTTGTCAGGAATGGATTGTCCAAAGATAGTCTGGGATGACACCTGTATGTTTGACGGAATTGCCTCTTGAGCATCAGACTTGAGGTTTGACGTGTGCGCCCTTCCTAATAATTTCTTTTGCGAAAAAAGAGTTGCTGTTAGATTAGATTTTCCTGCCATACTTTATAACTATGATCCATATACAAAAGATATTCGAGACAAATATCCCGTCCAGTCTTTGTGTGCGGTTATCCTTACTACTAAGTAGTCTGCATTGCCTCCCGAAGTTCCGTTTAAGGTTGCAGTCCGGAAGTTTATGCCGTAAGAAGTGCCGTCGGCATCGACAGTTTGATTCACATCTCCACCACCACCGTTGAATCCACCGACATTTTGAGTAATGTCTTCGGAAACTGATGCTGGTCGTGCCATGTCCAGCCAACCTGTATCTCCTGGAATCTTCACTTCGCAATGAATATTCTTATTTGCTCCCGGAGATCCGAGGTTAAAGGCACCCCCTTTAGCAACGAGATTGGCATCACCATACAGGGTGACGGTCGCAAGAGAAACGTCACCAACTTGGTTAGAACGGAAATAACGATAATATTCTCTCGTTGCGTTAGTCAAGGTCGAGTAGTTTGGGTTGCCCAGTGGTGCCTGCAATTGACCTGAGTTTGCAACGGATCGATAATCCCCACTCAGACCTCCCTTTGAGGGTGAAACAAGACGATTACTATATTGAACAAGTCCATTTGCATAAGTTGAGTTTCCGATGGAATCGTTCACACTGATGGTCGAGTTCCACTTGTTTCCTGCGTTAGTAACACTTGCTTGCGTACTGTAGGCACCTGATTGTAGTCTATATTTTTCTCCATCCATCGGTTCATTTGTGTTCAAGTTCCCAGTTTCACTGCCACTAAACACCAAGAAACTGTGCTGGCTCTTGGTTGATGTGTTTAAGGTTGATTTCAGTGGGTGCTTTACTCTAGAGTTTACCGATGCGGTGTGTGAAACAGAAGCGTGTGCTCCCACAAGTGACGTTGATGGATCAAAAGTTATTGTTCCCGTCACATAAAGTAGATGATTTTGGGAATTTGCAGTTGTTGACAAGGGTGGCAATGCTTTTGTAGATCCGTTGGTTGTTCCTGGCGAAGCAAGACCCGATCCATTGGTTGTTATTCTGGAGACGGTCGTATTCGTTGTTGTTGGGAAACTAATTCCGTCACTCTGTTCGTAGTAAATATTCTTGTAAACATTCGAAGCTCCGTATCGGTAAGAAGCAGAACAGGAAATGAAATACTTGACACCGGACATGGAATAGAAGGCACTTCCAGAAAAAGCATCGAGAACAACATCCGAGGCAGAAAGTGCGGCACTGTCACCATCATTCAACCATTCGACATAGTTTGTCACGGTTTGACCGATTTGTGAACCAGAATGAAGAACTCTGGCATAATTCCACCCATTTCTCTGATCTGCTGTTCCAACTTGATATTTGCCTGTCCTGTAGATTTTAGTATAGTCTGGCAAATTATTTCCTGAGTATTTTCCAGCAGCAAAAGTACTGAGGTTTGTGAATCCCGAACCGTTTCCATTCACTTCTGTATCCGTTCCGGATCCAGGATTACCAGAACCAACACTCGCACTAGACAGGTCTATTTCGTGTACCACTGTTCCATTTATTTCCAGTTTTAATTTGCCTGTCGCAGCATTTTTGAAAGAATTGGCAACATAGCTGGGACTGTTTGATGGCACATCTTCGTTTAATTCCCCATCAATAACTCTCGTTCCATCGAAACAACCTGCGATGTCGAGACTGCTTACCCAGTCTTCGTTTAAGTCGATGGCAAAGTTGCCCGTATCGGTGTGGACATTTGCATATCCCGCAATTCCCTTTGAGGAACCAAATGACAATTTAGCATCCTCCCCAGCATCATTAATATCAATATCATCCAGTGCCGCAGAATCGGAAGGGGCAGCTCCAGTTCCTGCACCAAAGGATACCACGATGTCGTCAACATATCCTGTCCATGAGTGGTTTGCCTCTATCTTCAAAACAATATCATCCCCATTAGCAACGCCCTTGGTGCCAAATGACACATAATTGGTAGCATCGAGGGAGCTATCAAAGTTTAGCACATATGCTCCTGAACCGTTTGCTGTGTTGTCGTAAGTAAATGCCTGTGCGACATCCATCCATCCCGTTGTACCCGGTATTTTCACAAATGCCCTTATCCTGCCTGAGTTCAGTGCTGTTCCTGTTGGCACTATTGTGGTGGAATTACCCTCAATTGTCAAAACAAGATCTCTCTTTGTTGCGCCGGTGGAATTCCTAAAGTATCTGAAGAATGTTCTTAATCCCGTCACCCCAGAATAGTTCGGGTTTCCTGTGGGGGCAACACCCAGAGGCCCGCCTTCACTGTCGTCACGGAAGTCACCACTATTCAGGGTTGTCAATGGGGAATACAAACGAGCATTATAGAATTGTAGTCCGTCGGAATGATTGCCTCCGCCAGTCATGTGAGTTTGGGAATTCCAAGTTCCACTATCGACAGCAGATTGATTATCGTATGATCCCGATGCAAGACGATAAGTTTCCGCCTTGAATCTCTCACGAAGTGCAGTTGAGTTTCCTGAGATGTTGTATACGAGAATGCCTGTAAGATTTGCTGTACCTGCGTTGTTGAGGTCTGATTTGAGGGGGTGGGCAACATTAACTTTTGAAGTCATAGTTCCACTGAGAAGTATATTGCTTGATGATGTTGCACTTCCTGTGACTCTCAATACTTTTGTTTCATTTTCCCCAGCACCGGTGTTTAGTGGTGGGAATGCTTGTGAAGAAATTGTGCAGTTTGTGTTTGTAAATGAAATGTTTTGTGTCGTATACACATTTCTGTATGCGTTATTGACATCGACAAGGTAGTTTGCCGCTACGGAGGTGAAGTATTTCACACCGGAGAGGTATTTTGCTCCCGAACCTGCTGCACTTGCAAACCTAGCATTAGTGGCTGTGAGTGCGTTGTTGTTATTGTCGTTTACCCACTGAACGTGGTTTGTTGTTTTTAGTCCCCAAGATCCTGAGTGTTTTACTTCCGCATAATTCCATCCACTTCTCTGATCTGCGGCACCGATCTTGTAATCCGATGTTCTGTGCTGGAAGATGTTGAACTTGTTTTGACTGCGATCCTGTGCGGAGGAAGTTGTGGAAACATTAAAGAATCCCGATCCATTTCCATTGACGTGGTTGCCTGTGCCACTACCTGGGTTTCCAGATCCAATAGCATCTGATGTTAGGTCTATACTATGAAGCAGGGCACCGTTGACAAATAACTGAAGTGCTCCCACCTCTGCGTTCCCAAATGAGTCGGCAGGATAGTTTACAACTGAGTTGTCGTATGTGTCAGTCGGAACATGAAAGTTTACCTCACCATTTATTATGGTAGCTCCATTAAATGTTCCTCTGCGAAGGTTATTTCCGGATGACTGAACTTGGCTCGTGTCGTTGGCGTCTAGTCCCGCAAAACCATCAAGAGTTGTCACGTTCGCATATCCAGATATTGTATTTGCTGCACCGAATGATAGTTCAGCAGAAACTCCTGTGTCTGCACAATTTATCCTCGACACGTCAGGTGCCGGAGAAGGTGCAAGTATCTTTAGAATTTCGTTAAACCTATCGATAGAGACACCAATAAGAGTGTTGCTAGTAAAATCTGTAAAAAGACCGTCAGCATAAGAACCATCCTCCGCATTTCCAATGGTTCCGGTGCCACCACCACCTGTCGAGGAGATGGTTATCTGACCGTCAGATCCTGTCACTAAAGTAACATTGGAACCTCCGATAAGATAAGGATTGCCATTTCGCAATCTAGTTAAAGAACCTGTTAATTGAGTTGCCGTAAGATTGGCAACTGCTATGTTGTTAGTTGTTGTGTTTCCATTGTCAGTTATCTGATCTAAGGTAGATGCTGTGGAAATACCAGTAAGATTTGATCCGTCACCGTAATACGCGGATGCGGAAACATTCACAGAAGCAGACAAATTTCCAACAATAGTTGCGTTGCCGGTATGCGATCCGTCCCACTCAGCAGTTACTCCCGTTAAGTTTGATCCATCACCCGTAAAGGACGAAGCGGTGATACCCGATGATGCAGATAGTTGACCCTGAATTGTGGCATTGCCGACATGACTACCATCCCACTCAGCAGTTACTCCCGTTAAGTTTGATCCATCACCATAAAAACCCGATGCCGAGACATTAACAGATGCTGAAAGACCTGCAACAGAAAGAGTTGCCGACGTGGTAGAACCTCTTCCGGTAACACTCTGTAATGTGTCTGTTTCCGCATAATAACTTGCTGTCTGGGCAGTGACCACATAACTTGCTGTCTGGGCAGTGACCGCATTAGTTGCATTGGCAACGGCACCGTCGATGTTTCCGGCAGTGATGTTAGTGAGGGCAGATCCGTTGCCAGTGAACGATGCAGCAGAAATTGCAGATGAAGCACTCAATTGTCCGTCGATGGTCGCATTGCCCGTATGGCTGCCGTCCCACTCTCCAGTAACTCCCGTAAGGTTGGAACCATCACCATAAAAAGCAGATGCGGAAACATTGACGGATGCTGAAAGACCTGCGACTGCGAGTGTTGCCGTAGTTGTAGATCCCCTGTCTGCCACAGTCTGCAACGTATCCTTCTCTGCATAGTATGACGCTGTTTGAGATGTAACAACATAGCTGGCAGTTTGGGCAGTTACGGCATTTGTTGCGTTTGCTACTGTGCCAACGATATTTCCAGCAGTGAGGTTTGTGAGGGAAGCTCCATTGCCAGTGAATGAGGCAGCAGTGACTCCAGAAGAAGCACTTAGTTGCCCATCGATGGTGGCATTTCCGACATGACTGCCATCCCACTCAGCAGTGACTCCTGTGAGATTAGACCCGTCTCCGTAAAATCCTGATGAAGAGATATTCACAGATGCGGAAAGTCCCGATACTGACAGGGTTGCTGTTGTTGTAGCACCCCTCCCCGTTACACTCTGCAACGTGTCTGTCTCCGCATAATAGGATGCTGTCTGGGCAGTGACCACATAACTTGCTGTTTGGGCAGTAACTGCATTGGTTGCGTTTGCGACAGCTCCATCAACCCCAGACCCAGGAACATATGAAGCAGTTAAAGCATTGGTTATTGATCCAGTTAGGGTGGCAGAAGAAGCAATAGTGATTTCATTTGTACCGGAATTGATGGTGATGTTACTACCAGCAACGATAGATTTGAATTGTAACTCTTTGCCAACTTTTTGAGAAAAGAGTCCCTGTCCCGAACCAAGATTTCTGCCGGTATTTGCCTCTCCATCTCCAGTGACTAAATCTGCGTTATCGCACAACTCCGTCGATGTCATGTCTATTATCTTTCCATTAACTTTTTGTTGCGATAATTTAAAGACACCCTCCCTTGATCGTATGCAGGTGGCCACAACTTCAAATTTCTGGTCTACTTGTCCGAAGAGTTGTCGTGGTTGACCAACGGTTGTGATTTCGTATAAAATCTTTCCATAGAGAACAAAGTCTCCTTCCCTCACAAAGAGGTTCTGATCTTCTGAGAGTCTCCTCTTGTGGAACCTCACTGTTATCTGGGATCTTCTATCTATACCGAGGTTTGTGTGTGTTGTTTCCGAACCTTCCCACGAAACAGCAGCATAAATCCTCAAAGGGGGCAAGAAAGTCTTCTTCACCGACTCACCATAAAGATCATGAAAGTTGCTGTGTCTGGAACTAACAGGAAAATAGACCACCTGTTGTCCGATTACTCGTTCCAACATCTCGTCGTTGACCTGCTTTACTAGGTCTGTTGATTTTTTGCCCGTGAAGAGTGGTGGGGGTGGATTTGATGGACGTTTAGAGATCTCGGTACATGCCACTGGGGTAGTTCCAGAACCCCCTGTAGAGGTGCCTGTGCCGTCCAGTACGTTAAGTTCATTTATGGGATCACAGGGGGCAGCAGTTAGTCGAGGATCGTCGTCGTCAGCTACTGCTTTCTTTTGCTCTGGGAATACCCCGTCCCTAGCCCTGATACATGTAGCAACAATTTCTATTTGACTATCTATTTGTCCAAAAAGTGGTCTTGGTTGTCCCAATCCAGTTATTTCGTAGTAGTGTGTGCCATAAAGAACAAAATCACCCTCTCTTACAAAAAGGTTTTTATCTTCCGTCACCCTTCTTTTAGAAAAATGGACGGTGATGGATGACTTCTTATCTAATCCGAAGTTATCTAAAGTGGTCTGTTCTGCCTCCCTCTCGACATAAGCACTTATCTTTACAGGAGGGAGAAAGCTCTTACTTACTGCCTCTCCATATAGGGAGTGGTAGTTGCTGTGCTTTAAACTAATGGGATAATAAACAATCTCGGATTTTATTACTCTTTCAGTGAGTTCGTCCGTTACCTGCTTTACGAGGTCTTTTTCTTTTTTCCCTGTGAACAACGGTGGTGGAGGTGCTTCCGGTTGTTTCCAGATGTTATCGTTATCTGACATCTAGACCTCCTATCCGACGAATATGCTTAGTGGTATCTTCTTTTGAATATTGCTCACGTTTTCGACAAGTTCTGCATCACCCTGCATGAGTCTTCCATACGTCATCTCATCCAATATTGTTTTGAGTTCCTCTCTCAGTTGATTCTGTTCATCTTTAGCTTGAGAAATTAAGTCTGGTCCGTTGAGAGTTACTGATTCTCCCGGAATTGGTATATTTCCAAACTTGCCCCTGACGTGTCCAAGAGTCTCCTTGCTCAGAGCAAGAGCAAATCTCCTAATCCACTGCTTACCAATAGAATTTATATTCCTATAGGGTATGTTGGAGAAAGGCAAAGTATTCATATTGTTGATGCCGTCTAGCCCGACATCGGTATTGTCGGATGTTGTCCAAGAGTCTCCAGGTATTGAGAATTCTACCCACATCTTTGTCGCAATATCTGGACTGGGTGTTGGGAACAGTCTCAACTTGTTATTCCTTAACTCATAGGAGTAATGACTTGTTCTGGTATAGATGTTGTCCTCGTAAGACATTGCTTGCAGTTTGTTCTGCCATGCCGGAACTACCTCGAAGGTAGAATCATCAGCATACTGTCCGTATGTTGACATATTTCCAACCACGCCTACACCACCATAGTACCCATAGAACCTCCACATCGCAGCATTTGTTTTGTAAAAAACTTTTTTTATTAAAACTTTCCTGTTCCCAACAGAACCGGAAAACTGCTCACTCGTTGATATAATGTTTTGCAAGTCATAATCCTGCTGATTCTTGACGACCCCAAAGGAGGCGGAATAAACATTGTTGTTTCCCCCGACATTGGCATCCTCAGATATCCCGTCGGCAACTCTCCTAGCATAAGCAAAATCAAAAGAAGGATACTTTAGTGTAACGTGCGTACCGGATAGACTCGAAGACAATGGACCAGGCATAAGATCACCCTTGTGATCAAAAGATCCAGTAGAATTACCCAAAACATCTGAAAGGATATTTTTGCTCTGATGGATGTTTACCAAATAAGAGTACTCCAAACACGCCTCTTCGTAGGCAGCATAAACATTTTCCTCTTTAATTTCAATGTCTAGGACATCACCACCCAATTTTCTGTAAACATAGGTAACTTGGGCAGCTGCTCCAGATAAAAACTGTGCCGACTTATATGCCTTGGTTGCCAAAGCTTTGGTAACATTTAACACACTTCCGGTTTCTGGAAGTACAGAAACACTGGTTCTGCTTTTGGGAGTTAAGGTTGGTAATGCCATTTCGTGAGTCCTCCGCGGATGTATTCAAAATAAGTAGTTTTTTTTATTGGAAATAGAAACAAAAAACCCCATCACTAGGACGGGGTTTAATGTTTGTTGTTTTTTTATTGGATTAAGTTCTAGCCGTTGAAGTCTTGAACAATAACCAATCCGTACATATCCGGACGTACCATCTTCTTAGCATAACGTGTCATCACACCTTTTCTTGGTACGAAATCTTCAGTACCGAAAATGGTGGGAGTCACTTGCAACGGGACGTAAGGAGCATAGACATATCCACTTTCGAGGAAGCTGCTACCTTTTCGACCACAAAGAATGACGTTACGAGGGAAGTAAGGATCGACGTATACTTCCAACTTGTTGCTGAGACTTCCGACGTTTACGGCACCAGCGGAGCCTTTGTCTGCGTCTACTTCAACTTTTGCTTTAAAACCAGCAGTGAACTCTAAGATGTTTGCTGCTTCTGGTGAACATACCAAGAAGTTAGCTCCACCTTTCAAGGTCTTGCGATGGATTTGAGCAGAGATGTCGTTAATGGTTTCGAGAAGAGTCTCGTACCACTCACTAACCGTACCAGTGAAGTCACCACCGAGCATTGCTTCGTTGGCACCAGTGCTGATTGCGGCACCAGTTGCTCTGTCCAAGAATTTACCAGGACGACGTGACCAGTACATCTTGCCACCTTTAGCACCCTTAACCAAATCACCCAAGATTTCTTGGTCGATTTCCAAACCGATGTGCTCGGAAAGGACGTTGGTTAATTCAACTTCGGCATCCAAATTGTGGTAAGCATTCAAGTCTTGACCCAATTCAGGTGTCCACTTTGCTTTCAATTTGCGAGTTTGAGCAGTAACAGCAATGCTGTCTACCTTGATGTCGATCTCTGCAATGTCAGTATTTGTTCCTGCTTTTGTCAGAGTATCGGTTCCTTCAAGACCCCACGGGGTTGCACCGACTACAGCACCAGTTGCACCACCAGTAGTAACATTATCCAAAGAAGGATAGGAAACTTTCAGCGAAGCATTGTTAGTGCCAATAGTAACGGCTGTTGCTTTAGCAGCGATGATGGAAACCTTTCCGTTGACATCCAATTTTGTCAATCTACGGATTTGAGTACCATCAAGACCAGCTACTTCAACTGCCATCAAGTTGTTTGTGTCCAAATCAGATGGAGCAGTAAACTTATGCTCAGAAACGTGAGCAAAAGGAGTACCAGCTAATAAATCAGCATCGGCATCAACACGAGTCAACAAAGCACCAGAAAGTGCAGTAACTGCATGACTGGTTGCGATATCTTCACCTGCACTGAGGGCAATAGTAGCAGAACCAGTTGGGGCACTGTAACCATTGTTCAAGTTGTAAAGACCTGATTCGGCATTTGCGCCAGACAAGTCAACACCATCAACAATCCCCTTGGCAACTTTACCGCCACCATAAATAGAATCGTCTTTGTCACCACCAAGCAACTCATCAGTTCTGGTAAAATCCAAGAAGAAGATGAGGCCGGAAGGCAAACTCATAGGTTGAACTGAAACCAGTTCGTTAGCAATCAGACCACCGAATACACGACGGACGATTGGGAATGCGACTGCTGCGAAACCTTCAACGTCGCCACCAGCCATGCTGGATGCTTCGCGAAGTAATTCTTTTGCTTGATTTTCAAGCAAAGTTGCCATGCAGTCTTTGTTGCGGTCCTGAAGACCTTCGAGAAGACCTGATGCTTCCCATTTGGTACGGATTGCAGCTCCCTCTGCGGAGAGGTTGCGATCAACAATACCTTCTGTTAATTTTTCTAAAATAGACATTGTATATTTCTCCTGTTATATGTTTTATTTTATCCCTGCCAAGGCTTTCCACCTTGATGCGACAGGCATTTGATTATCATTGTTGGTGTTTTTGCGAGAAACCATCTTTTGGTTGTTTCTGCTCGTAACTTCGCTCAATGTTCGAGGAGTACGAGAACTACCAGCACCTACAGCACTTTGCAGTGTTTCATAAACTACCTTTGCCTCTTCTGGCGTGTTGGATTCTCTAATTGCACCAACAATTTTCTCTTTCTGCCGCTCATTCAGGGAGCTGACTTCTAAAGTTTTGTTGGTGTAGACAAGTTTTGCGTTTTGCAAAAGCAAGTCTTCGAACACTTCGTTCAATTCTTGAAGTGTTCCCCTTAGTTTCTCATTTTCTTCAACGATTTTTGCGTTGGAAGTTTTGAGGTTTTTATTATCTTGCCCCAGAGTATTAATTGACTCCTGGAGTTTGGTAAATTCGTTTGCGAGTTTGAGGTTTTCGTTTTTCTTGTCGTCATCGTTTTCGGTGACTTCACTGTCCTCTTCTTCACATCTCTCTTCTTCGAGTTCTTGTGCTCTTGCCATTGGTTCTGTGTCTTCCATTGGGGGCATTTTGTGTTGATCGGATGTTTTCATCTCCTCTGCTTTGACCTTGGGTTCCTCGTCTTCGTTGAGGGCAGAAAGGATCTGTGCGACAATATCGTCTTCCATGAGTTCATCGTCCTCTTCCTCTTCTTCGGGAGGAATATCTCCAAGGGCCGTTTCGGTGGATTCCATATCTCCCATGCTAACATCATCATCCGATGCGAGATCTGCTAAATCAGAAAGATTGATTTCAATCTCCTCATCTTCTTCTGGACAAGCGCAAGTGTTTTCTCCGCCCGTTGCTGCGAGGGGGATTTCGTCGATAGGATTAGTGGAACCAACATTGTCCATATCCATCTCTGCTTCTAAGATAGCATCGATGCCCTTTCTAACTTCGTCGGAATACTTCTCAATGATTGATTTTTCAGCAGTTTTCATTGCAGCCTCTTTTAGTGCCTTAGCATCAATGATTGCCTCTTCTAATAGTGTGCTCATGTGTGGATCTCCTTGGAAATAGTACTATACCTTGTAAATAGTAGGATAATAACACAAAAGTCTTTTTTGCAAAAAAAAACCCGACACATGAGGTGCCGGGTTGGTAATTTTATTGATTTAAGTATCTATTACTCTTCTGCTGCCGTAGCAAATGGTGAGGAGTGCCATACTCCTTCCTCGCAAAAGTAGAACTTATTTGGGGTATCAAACGCGTCGTATGCCACATGGGATGCAGAAGCTGTGTATGCATTCGTAACATATACCATCTGTCCGGAAAGTGTGGCACGATTAGTTGCCAGATATTCCATGATGTCCTGCTGTGTTGCGTCGTTGCCGTCTAAGGTGCCCAACTGCAATGAACCGTTGATAGTAACCTTATCGGAACCATCAGTTGCATTGTAGCTAGTACCCAAGGTAGTTGCACCTGCGACTGCCAAACTTGTTAATGTCCCAACACTTGTTAGTGAAGAGCCAACAACAGTGCTGCCAAGAGCGGTAGACGTAAGAACATTCGACTGTCCATTGAGGTTCACTGCTGCTGCTGTGAGTATCTCAGCACCGTTGATGTAATATGCCTTGCCAGACTTTAAGTCAAGGTGTTCTGAGGATTGCCATCGAGCACTTGAAGCTGCATTGTCAAGAACAAAAGCATAGTTGTTGCCGGTTCCATTTCCAGCAGCACCTGTAAGTTCGATACCACCACCGTTTGCAGTAGAGGCATTTGCAGTTCCGTTGTTGTCAACAACACCCAAAGTAAGCAACTTGTCATCAATTTTGACCGTCGTACTTGTCATTGTCGTGAAGTTACCTTCAACAGTCAAGTCACCTTTCATAGTCACATCATTCCCACTAAGAGTCATAGCAGTTGATCCACCGTTAGCAATGTTTGTTACTGTCAGTGTTTTAGATGATCCGACTGAAAGATTACCCGGAACAGACACAGTTGATGTTGCACCACCGAGAGTCATGGTAGCATTCCCTACAGAGGCACCAATATTGGCAGCTCCCGCAGAAAAGTCCAAATCATTGCCACTAAGTGTCAAATCTGTGAATGTTGGACTGTCCCCTGTGCCCACACCCAAAGTAGTTCTTTGAGCAGCAGCATCGGCATCATCCAAGAGTGCTCTACCAGCAGGAGTCAAATCTGCTTCTGCAAAAGTGTCTGCACCAGTAGTGTAAACCATCTTGTTTGCAGCAGTAGTGACTGTACCAAGATTACCTAAAGTAGTAACCTGAGCAGCGGTCCATGCAGCAAGGGAATCCAACTGATCATCGTGTGCCTGAACATTGACTCCAATCTCTAAACCAAGATTACTTCTTGCAGCGGTTGCGTTACTTGCACCAGTACCACCATCGGCAACAGGAACATCAGCACCACCAACACGGAAGATTCGTTGTCCTTCAATGGAGAGATCCCCACTTGCGGCAGTCAAGGTATTTTGCGTGGCATGTCCAAGCTCAATACCAGAGGTCGTCAAGGTTGTGATTGTCGTTGAACCAATCGTACCGCCTTGAATCTTGTCACCACTAATCGCATCGTTAGAGAGTGTCAGAGTAGCACCTGTCAAATCAAGAGTCCCACCTGTCTTAACAGTAACATTACCGTTAAACTGAGCAGCACCGTCGAGATTCAGAGTACCAGACCCACTAAGGTTAGTAGAGTTAACATTTGTAGATGTCAAGGTTGTGATTGTGGTTGAACCAATCGTACCGCCTTGAATCTTATCACCGGAGATCTCATCATTGTCAACTACAAAGTTTGAGAAGTCGAGGTAATAAGAACCTTCCTGATCGTCTAACTTATCTGCGTTCAAGTTTGCCACTTTCGTAGTAGATGCAACCGTCAAGGGAGCAGTACCAGTAGTAACATCAGACGTGAGAGTTTGAGCTTTCAAGTCATAAGAACCAACATCAATGTTTGCAGCAGCACCTTGAACAATTGCCAAGTTTTGAGCAGCAGATGTCGTCAACGTACCAGCAGAAACATTAAGAGTCTTGCTGTTACCCACGGTGATGTCAGACGTTGCAATGGTTGCACCGTCAATTGTACCACCATCGATGTCAGGTGAGTTAATGTCTGCACTTGTCAGTGTTTTGTTGGACAAAGTTTGCGTTGCTGCAAGACCTACGACGGTATCAGTAACATCCGGCAATGTCCAAGTTCTGTCGGCTGTTGGGTTCGTGACAGTAAGAGTTGTCTCGTAGTCATCATCAGCACCGGTTCCCTCGAAAGAGATACCACCAGTAACTCGTATCAGAGTAGAGTCAACAGTGAAGGTTTGCCCCTTAACGTAGAGATCACCATTGATAGTCAACTCACCCAAGGAACCAGTTGCACCAGAGATGTTTCCAGTTGTAGTCAGGGCACCAGTAATATCAACTCCAGATGTAGTCAAGTCAACAATCTTAGTAGCACCAGCATAGAAATCAATATTATCATCTGCGGTTGCAAAATCAATATATGTATCTCCAGATGCTCTACCAACTTTAAGGCCAGTGTTGTATACTGTCTCAATTGTGGTTTGTGCGGCACCAACACTCAAGGTTCTGGTTGCTGCAATCGTGCCACCACCGGAAAGTCCAGTACCAGCAGTAATACTTACAGTAGAGTGATCAATGTGCTCGTTAGCAACAAAATCACTGAAACCGTCATGGTTTGCACCACCAGCAAGAACAACATTGGTTCCACCAACAGTCAGTGTCTTGCCTGTCTTAATAGCAACATTCCCATTAAACTGTGCATTGCCATCGAGATCCAAAGTACTAGAACCACTAATGTATGAGGCAGAGACATTTGTAATGTTGCCAGTTGTAGATGCCAAGGTTGTGATTGTGGTTGAACCAATCGTACCGCCTTGAATCTTGTCACCAGAGATCTCATCGTTGTCAACAGTCATGTTAGAGAAGTCAGTATAGTAAGAACCTTCTTGACCATCTAATTTGTCTGCGTTCAAGTTTGAAACCAAAGTGGTAGATGCAACCGTCAAAGGAGCAGTACCAGTAGTAACATCAGAATGGAGAGTTTGTGCTCTCAATTCGTAATTGCCAATGTCAACATTGTTTGCAGCACCTTGCATGATAGCAAGATTCTGAGCAGCAGAAGTTGTCAACGTGCCAGCAGAAACATTAAGAGTCTTGCCGGAACCGACAGTAACGTCTGCACCGTCAATTGTACCACCATCGATGTCAGGATTGTCAATGTTTGCAGCTGTCAGTGTTTTATTGGTCAAAGTCTGTGCTGCCGCAAGACCCACTACAGTGTCGGTAACGTCCGGCAATGTCCAAGTTCTGTCGGCTGTTGGGTTCGTGACAGTAAGAGTTGTCTCGTAGTCATCATCAGCACCAGAACCTTCGAAAGAGATTCCACCAGTAACTCGTATCAAAGTAGAGTCAACAGTAAAAGTGTCACCTTTAACGTAGAAGTCACCAGAAACAGTCAAATCCTTGGCAACCGTCAAATCACCAGTAATAGAACCAGTTCTTGCCGACAAATCACGAGTAACAGTTAAGTCCTGGCCAATTGTCACGTCGTTTGGTTGTGAGAACGTGATCTGATTATTGGACACAGTAGTAACAATTTCGTTGGCAGTACCTGTGAAAGTGAGAGTCTCTCCACCAGCAACAGTGTCAGCAGAATCATTATCTGCATTGACGTTAAAACTGGTTGCGATTGCAGCAGTTGTAGCAGCAGTAATACGACCTTTTGAATCAATAGTAATTACTGGAACAGCTGTGGTAGAACCGTATTGATTGGCAGAAACTCCTGTGTTTGCAAGTGTCATAGTGCCTGCATTCAAGGTAGCATCACCACCCATCGTGACATAAGAAACATCGGTTCCGTCAGACTGGAGGAACTGGTGTGCAGTACCTACCGATAAAGCAGAAGGGTCGCCACTTGCGTCTCCGACAATAAGCTTACCTCTTGCAAGTCCAGCCATCTTTGCGAGAGTGACTGCATTATCTGCAATAGTAAGAGTGCCTGCACTCAAGGTAGCATCACCACCCATCGTGACATAAGAGACATCGGTTCCGTCAGACTGGAGGAACTGATGTGCAGTGCCTTTTGCTAAATAAGCTGGATCACCACTGGCATCACCATGAATGATGCTACCTCTTGTGATACCGGCCATCTTTGCGAGAGTGACTCCGTTGTCGGCAAGTTTAGCACCAGCTATCTCACCGTTGTCAACAGTCATATTAGAGAAATCAGTATAGTAAGAACCTTCCTGTCCATCTAATTTGTCTGCGTTCAAGTTTGCGACCAGAGTTGTGGATGCCACTGTTAAAGGAGCAGTACCAGTAGTAACATCGGACGTGAGAGTTTCTGCTTTCAAGTCATGAGAACCGATATCAATATCACCAGTAGCAGTGATACCAGCAGTCGTCAAAGCAGTAATTGTGGTTGAACCAATCGTACCGCCTTCAATCTTGTCACCACTAATCTGATCGTTGTCAACTACAAAGTTGTCCCAATCAAGATAGTAAGAACCTTCCTGTCCATCTAGTTTGTCTGCGTTCAAGTTTGCGACCAGAGTGGTAGATGCAACTGTCAAAGGAGCAGTACCAGTACTAACGTCTGATGCAAGAGTTTGTGCTGTCAATTTATAATTGCCAATGTCAACATTGTTTGCAGCACCTTGCATGATAGCAAGATTCTGAGCAGCAGAAGTTGTCAACGTGCCAGCAGAAACATTAAGAGTCTTGCCGGAACCGACAGTGATGTCAGACGTTGCAATAGTTGCACCGTCGATGTTGCCACCGTCAATGTCTGGATTGTCAATGTTTGCAGCTGTCAGTGTTTTGTTGGTCAAAGTTTGCGTTGCTGCAAGACCTACGACGGTATCAGTAACATCTGGCAATGTCCAGGTTCTGTCAGCAGTTGGGTTCGTGACAGTAAGGGTTGTCTCGTAGTCATCATCAGCACCAGATCCCTCAAAAGAGATGCCACCAGTGACACGAATCAAGGTAGAATCAACAGTAAAAGTTTCACCTTTAACGTAAAGATCTCCATTGATAGTTAGTTCACCCAAGGAACCGGTTGCACCAGTGATGTCTCCGGAAGCCACCAAGTTACCAGTAACGTCAACACCAGCAGCAGTTACACTCAATCTCTCGGTGTTGTTGACGAAGGTATTAACTTCGTTAGCAGTACCAAAAGTGACGTATTCTTGTGCGGCATCTGTACCGATCTTGCCAAGAGAGGCATTGAGGATAGATGTGATGCCAGTTTGTGCGGCATCAACACTCAAGGTTCTGGTTGAGGTGAGATCACCACCACCGGAAAGGCCGGTGCCAGTGGCAATACTCACCGAACTGTGGTCGATATGCTCATTAGCAACAAAGTCACTAAATCCATCGTGATTTGCACCACCGACAAGAACAACAGCAGTTCCACCAACAGTCACAGCATCTGCTTTCACAGTGCCGTCAATGTAGATATCCTTAAACTTCTTATTGGTAGATCCAAGATCCACCGCATTATTGGAAACTGGTTCAAGTACATTATTCTTTAAGACAAGGTGGTCTGCACCGTTTACTCTAAAGATAATGTTATTGTCTGTTGCAAAATCAATATCATTATCAGCATCTCTACCGATAGTGAGGGAAGCATTCTTAACAGAAGTGATTGTCGTCTGGGAAGCATCGACACTGAGTGTGTGTGAGACAGTTTCACCAGAAGTTGCTCCAGTAGATGACATGCCGTCACCAGCAGTAACTGCCGCAACATAGTCACCAGTAGTGGATGTCCCCATAGCAACCGAGTTTGCTTGAACTGAGTTGACCGAAACGACACCCGCATTGGTCATCGTAACATCTCCACTCAGTGCGAATTCACTATAATCGGAACCATCACCAATCATGATCTTCGTATTGCCTGCTGCTAACGAGTCATCAAAGATGCTCAATTTGGCAGGAGTAACTGCATCGTTTGCAATATAGTTAGTCGCGATTGGAGTACCTTGCCAAACACCAGTGCCGATTGTGCCAACTGTTGTCAGTGCGTTCAACGAAGTTAAACTCGCATGATTTGTCAGGTAGGTCGGAAGTCTGCTCAAAGCAGTCTTTCGGTTTGTACCTCCAGCACCGTTATCAACAATAAGTAAGTCGGCATCTACCAAGGCTTCACCAATGTCAGTTGCACCGTCAATGTCTATTGCGGTTGCAGCAACTTTGTTGGCAGTTGAGATGGTTGCCAACTTTGTGTCAACAATGCCAGCAGATGCTTTAATATCTGCATTTACGATGTTGGTTATCGTGTTGTTGTCAGAATCAATTGTCTTGTTGGTCAGGGTTGCCGCATGTGCGTTGAACGTGAACTCATCATTTCCCGTAAGGAGAGGAAGATTAACATTCCTGTCAGCAGTAAGGTCACTAACTGTAAACACATATTGGTGACTCGAATTGGAATCATTAATTTGCGGAGTAGTAAACACCGGACTTGTCTTGATGGTCATGACACCGTTTGCGTCTACGGTAACATCTCCAGACAGAGCTTTGTTGTCCCAGCTGTTCGAACCATCGTAAATCAAAACATGACCAGAAGATAGTCCTGAAATGTTTGTATCTGTTGCTCCAGCAAGCGTCGAGGTTCCAGATAAATCCTCTAACTTTTCAATTGCCTCCTGAACGGTGTCAATCCCACCACCCCATCCAGTGTTTGTATCATCATAACCTAGTTTACTGGCCATTACAGACGCAGTTAATCCTATCGTCCCCAATGTACCGTCAGTTGCAGATGCCGTTATGATGTGGTCAGCTGCAACATTGCTTAGTTTCATTTTTGCGGTTCCATTATCAAGGATCTCAAATACTGTTGTATTCGATCCTGTGATTACCGCTAATCCTCTTGGTGCTACCATTTTTTTATCCCTCCGTTCTTTTCGAACATTATTTCGTTAAGTAGTTAAAAGTTTTGTTAAATTCTATGCAAATCGATCTGCATCCCATTGTCCATCACGGCAAAAATACCACCGATGGCCAATAGCAAAGTATGTTCCGGCAGCAGCACTAATTGTTGTCGATCCAACTGTGGCCCCTGCGGTGAGTCCGGCTGAGTTAAGATAAATAATATATCCATTATAAGTTGCCGGTGATGCTGCCAAGGTATTCAAGATCGCAACATCACTTTCTGTTGCCCCACTATACCTCGGAATTCTAAAAGAACCGTTAATTTTAGTAACGTCAGCAATGTTGTTTGTTCTTCTACCCAGCTCAGCGCTGCCAGAAATTCCCAGTGTAAATCCATTTACACTATTACCGAATACGACTTCCCCGTCATCCATGAAACTATGGATGACGCTGCTTCCCGATATTACTTGTAATCCCCTTCTCATTTTGTTTTTCTCCTATTTTTCTATATTAAAGAACCGTGTCTGTTTTTATTGTAAATTCATCTATGTAATAAGATGTTGTCAGTCTATGTCCATCACTGGAACTCATTGCTACATAATACCCATTGTGAGTACCATTTGGAGTTCGGACTCTTTTTGTCTCTTCCAGGTTATCATCCCACCAGTGTCTGTATCTTCTGTCATCATTGTAAACGATCACATCTCCGAAAGCAGTCCAATTGCCACCCGCTACACGAACATACGTCTTGATGTGATCGTAGTTAAACCCTGCCGGAATCACCTCTAACTTCATCTGATACCACGTATCGGCAGCAACAGAAAAACCACCGGAAGACAACGCAATGTCAGAAGATGACCCCGATGTTGTTCCATCCAGCCACTCATCAGAGTTCCTAAGACTTAACCTAAATGACGGAGTATTTCCCGAATCTGCTCCGTTATTGAACGTGCCGAATTTCATGGCATAGCCCTTGATGTTGTCCATTTGATGTCCGAATGGTGACGTTGCCTTTGCTACCAGAGCAACATGACTCCCATCATGTTTTGCATCGTCCAAGTTCTCTGCTCGAACCCACATCGTCATCTGAACTGCCTCTGTGCTGCTCATCCTGTAATATGCTCCAGAATCGACAGAGGACTTGACGAACGCGCCACCTGCGACTTCGTGCAACTTTACCGGACCTACATCACCAGAACCAGTATTCTGCATCCAATATCTTCTACAGGCAGATCCCTGACTCTCTCCGGACAAAGCATTTGAAAGTTGATCGTGAGCAAAAGTAACTCCCGCAGCACCGCCATCAAACTCTGGCAAATAAGTGGAAGACGACATTGCTAACTCAAGTCTATCGGATAGGTACTTTTCCATCTGCTGTCTTCTGATGTTTGACAGAGTATCATCGAAAGCAAAAAACTCATGCCAACCATTAATGTGATCGGTGGTCATGTCAGAGGTATCTATATCTCCACCGCCGGTGGCGGAATTCCCCCCAATCACGACACCGCAGTGATCATTTTCGTTCTTCGGGGCAGATGAGTTATTGTAGTCATATTTGAGGATTGCCTCCTGTTGACCTCCAACGTAGTAGCTGGAAGTTACATCCACACCTATGTTGGTTTGATTGTCGTATGTCATCGATAAAACGTGCCAAGTGTCGGGCAAATCCGTGGTTGAACCTCTTGTTTTAATCGTGTCCCCATTGTCTTTTCTTCTATGTACAGACTCAAGTGTTCGGTAAGCCCCACCACCATCATGCGTCAACCCAAGACTAAAAGTGTTGTGTTCGCTGTTGTTGAGATCGTGTGGGTATGTGCCCGGATAAGAAACATAAAGTGGGTAATCCGTGTCGGTTTGCCAAGAATCTTGACCTGCTTCATCTGCGTTGTATCTCATCGTGGTAAAGAGGGAGTAACCACCAGGCATTACATTCGATTTTGTCGTGTCAACAGAAGCACCATGAGTGATGTTTCCTGTAACCCACATGTTGTATCCCTGGTTGTTTTCGCCATGATCTCTGTAACTCTGTGCGTTTGTGGTTGATGTATAACAAACTTCTCTCGTGGACGAATTTCTTGTTTCGGAACCCATTAGAAAATACTGATCGTCTCCAGTTACTCTATAGTTACTGTTTTTGACACCGTTATCTTGAGATCCAGATACAATTCCGTCATAATAGTTATCTCCCAGCCTATACATGTGCCTTGTTACCCTGGTTTCAGAACCTTGACTATTTACCCTGTTGCTGAAAGTATCAAATTCTCTAGAATTTCCCGATACGTCGTAAATGATTTCAACTGGAGGTGGTTTGGCTCCTCCTTCCGTAGAAAAATTAGACCCCGGAAAAGTTCTTTTCGACGGGCCTGGGAAGGAGGTCGCATGGTTGAAGAAGTTTTGAGTTGTTCTGATGCATCCAGGATCGAATTTATACCAAAATGCCAACCTTGCTGTGCCTATTGTGTTTGCTTTTTCTTGACCTGCACTGGTCAAAGCATTGTACGGGTCGGAACCTGAAATGGATCTGGGATCGTGTGGTTGACCTACGAATGTGAAATCTGTTTTTGCCATTTTTAATAATCTCCTTAAAGTTTAAAATTTTTAAATTGTGTCTACCATACATGTAAACCCGTCAATATAATATCTTGTGTCCATTCTTGTTCCGTCAGTGGTCTTCATCGCAACCCAATATCCATTATGGATACCATTCTGACTGCGTACTCTTGACGAAAAGTCTGCATCATTACACCAGTAACGATAGTTTGCATCTTCCCTCATAACTTTCCAGGATGTATTGCTGGAACCGTCCTGTAGAGTATGCCAAGTTGAACCATCAAGACTTGCCTGACACTGAATATAGTCATAGGCATGTCCCGAAGGGGTCACTGTTATTCTTATCTTGAACCACTTGTCCACTGCCATCGTAATGGAGCCGTGGGAAAGATCGATGTCTCCGCATGATTCAGTAGTGCCACCGTCCTTCCATTGATCTGAGTTTCGCAAACTCAAACGAAGTCGTGGAGTAGCAGTTGATACGTGCGCGCCATCCTTAAATGTTCCAAACTTTAGTGCATATCCCTTAATGCTGTCCATCTGGTGCCCGAATGGTGACGTTGCTTTTGCTACTAAAGCAATGTGACTTCCATCATGCTTGGCATCATCCAGATTCTCTGCTCGAACCCAAGACTCAAGTCTGATTGCTGACGTACTGGGGACTCGATAGAAGGCACCGTTGTCGGCAGTAGATCTAAGAAATGCTCCAGCAGCAGTTTCATAATCCACTTTTTCCCTTCCGGTTGTTCGTTCCATTTGACTGTATGCCCTGCAATAGTCACCATTTCCCGCCAAAGTGTTTGTTGTTAATCTTGTATGCAAATATGCCTGCCCTTGTGGTCCTCCTCTGAATTCCGACAGGTGGGAGGATGAAGATTGTTTTAGATCCAGCCTATCACACAAATATCTCTCCATCTGTTGTCGTCTAATGTCAGACAAGGCGTCGTCGAAAACGAAATATTCATGGATTGCGTTTCGGAAATTCTCCATATTTGAGTCCATTATTTTGCCACCGCCGTAATCATCGTGGCCGCCCATGAAGATGGTGGGTCTATAATGACGAGGATAGCTTCTTCCGGTATCCTGGTCTGTGGTGTTTTCGTGGTGCCACATCCCCGTTCTCTTGGTTACGTCTGAACCTGTTATCATGATGACCGGAAGACTATTTCTATAAGCATTTATTTTCCAATTAGCAGTGGATGCCCCGCCGGTATGGGATGATTTGGTTGCGTTTTGGTTATCATACGTCATAGATAAAGCATGAAATGTGTCTGGCCAGTAACCCAGAGGTGCTTCGTTAAAACATCGAACATCGCCGTCATTATCTCTGTAGTAGAGAACCATCATCCTTTTTCCGTTGTGTGGTGAAGTGTTTGTTCCCCATTCCTCTCCACCGTGTGCCAGTCCAAGAGAGAATGGACCTCTTTCACCGTTTCGGTTGTCTGCGTTGCCACATGAAGGGTATGTTACGGTAAACGGATAGTCCTGATCTGCTTGGTATCCGTCATTGCCTTCATTCTTCAGTCTCATTGATACAAAAATAGATCTTGCACCCTCCATTCCGACATTGGTGTCAGTTGTTTTTGAACCAGAAACCCAACTTAAAGAGTTCGCATCATTGGATGCCAGGTTGGATATAGACTCCATAGGAGCATTTTGCAGGTGGACTGATCGTTGGATACCGTCAAGTTCGTTCGATCCCATCAAACAATTTTGGGCATCCCCCGATAGGTGGTGATTGCTTGCGTTGAACGGACCTAAACCACTGCCCGTTATAATTGGACGATGATCGGTGCCTCTGTAAAGGTTTCTTTGAACTGAGTCGAGTCCTGGAACTTTAGAGTTTCCAGAAATATCTCGAAGCATCCACAAGGAGCCGTTGCTGTTATCTACCAATGTTCCTGTCACAAAGTTTCCAATATCACAGTTATACCAAGCAGCAAGTCTAGCATTCCCTGCTCCGTCTGCTGGCCTATTAAAAGAGTTATACGGGTCTGATCCCGAAATTGTGTAAGGATCGTGTGGTTGTCCTACGAATACGAATTTAGAAGCAGTCATTTAAAGTTCCTCCAGGATTGCGATTATTTATCGTCCTCATTATGATCAGTTAAGATTTGAAAATTGTCTATGTAATATTTAGTTGAAAGTCTATCACCAGTACTAGAACTTAACGCAACATAGTATCCGTTATATCTAGCATTTTGAGCGGGCATGAGGGAGCCAGAAGCTTTTGTGTCGTTCTTTTTCCACCTATAGCTGTTGTCTACTCCTGCGCGCAGTGTCTTGGTGCCAATTTGGGTCCAAGAGTCGTCCTCTTTAAGTCTATAGAAAGCTTTCAGGGTATCGTTGGCAGTATTGGTTTCGGCAATCTGATATGTTCCCATAAACGCACTGGTTTCGGATGTAAAGGTAATTCCTGCACTAGATGTTATTGCCGTATTGTTTCCTAACTCGTCGGTTATGTGACCGGCTGCGGTTTGGTTAACTCCCATCTTCCAAAATCCAATGCACTTCTCCAAAGTGTTGTTGCCGTCCGAACCAGAAACCAAAATATTATCTTCCCCCATTGATCCGGTATTGTATAGTCTCCTTATTTTTCCTTCAGTCAACCTTCCTGCCCAGATGGAAACTTGTCCTATTTTTCCTGTGAAGTTTTCGACTATCGCGTCACTATATGTGCTCGTCTTCCCGTAACTTGTTCCGTTGCCGATGAGGGGTTGAGATCTTCCCTGCGGATCGTCTGCTAATCCGTTCCATCCGTCTAGGTTGCCGCCGGAATAATTGTTTTCAGCAGTTTTACCAAGTCGGACCCCATCTTTAAAAAACTCAAAAGAAGCTCTTGCTACGTTCTTGTCCCCATTGACAGCTGTTGATACGGTGACTGCAACATGCGACCACTGATTCAGTGGGATAGTTGTATTGGATCTGTAAGCATAGATGTCATCTCCCCCTGCGCCTTCGTCCCTCTCATAAAGTCCCATTGTGTAAACAAGATACCCTTCATCGCAAATTCCAAAATGATTTGTAGGGTAGATGCTACCACCGTTGTGATACCAGTCTTTGTTGGACAACTGAACAATCGTACTTGCAACATATTTGCTGGAGTTTCCAGAACTATCTCCTCTCGCAGTAGGGTAGACCCATGCAGAAATAGTAAACTGCCCTCTTTTAGCATCAAACACAATCGGCATTGTATAGATCTGTGATGACTGATTGTATATATTTGTGGTATTGCCAGCTCGCATTATGACGGTGGCACCGTTGCCAGATTCATCAGCAAAATTATCTTGAATATACTCGTGATTAACGATCTTCTCGCAGACGGCAGCATTGTTCGATGTGGAGTCTGGATAGGTCATCCCCACAATTTTAGCATCACCTCTTGGACTCAAAGACCATTCATGGAGTCCCTGTCCGTGTTTTGAGTAATCGTTAAAGTTGGAAGTCATGGGAAAATACCCAATAAGATCTTCATAATTAATCGTTTTTGCGGAAGCAGGAGTTCCACTGTTGTATAGGGAGGTGACATTTCCGGAAGTCAGTGTCTCGTTCCAGAATGCACACTCCTTTATTCTTCCGTTCCATGTTCGATCTAAGTTTGTCCTATTTCCAATGCACAGTCCATTACTTTGAATATATCCGACTCGATCACCAGAGTTTGCATTTGTGTCTCCTCCAACCAGTGTTCCGGCCCCTTGCGAAGACCCATTGACATAGAGAGTTGGGGCAGTTACGGTTCCGTATGTCGTTGAACCGTCAAAAACAATGACGATATGTTGCCATGCGTTGTCAGATGGAGTCCAAGATGGCCACTTCCACCTAGCTCGACGGGCATCCTCTCTCCTTACGTCATCATATTGTACGTTAAGGTAGAGTTCATCTGAATGCCACCAGCACGCGATGTTTTCGGCACCCAATTGAAACAGTCTTCGGTAAGATCCCATGCCGGACCAGTCAGCAGAATAGAACCATCCTGAGAATGTGAATTTTCCTGGATTATTTGCCTGCCCTTCTTTTAGCAACCTACTGTTCCAGATGCGAGGGTAGTTGTGTGACTCTAGGCAATCACTTGTGCCATCAAAGTTTGTGTAGGAATTGGATGTTGTTGGGTTGTCCAATGGCCAGTACCCCTTTGGAGTACTAGAGTGGACAGTGAGTGCCGAAGTAATCACCCCGTTATTGTATGCTGTTTGAACTTGTGCGGGAGTCAATCTCTCATTCCAGATTCCAAAGTGCCTGAACGACTGACTTCTAGCACTATGATCGTTGTCTGTGTCTGTTCCCAACTCCATATCATAATCCATTGCATTTACGGACAAGTTAGATCCGGGAGTACTAGGGGTGGATGACCACGGAATTGGTTTTCCATTAAGGTAGATTATTGGTTCGATATTTCCTGGATGGGCATGGCCTGATGACCAAGTTGTCGGTCTTTGGAACACTAGAGCAATGTGGGCCCATCTTCGCATATCCGAGTTCGGAACTGAATTGTCTGCGGTATCGTAGACAAGGTGCTGCCCACCATACGATATATTGAAGTGAAAGTGTTTATCTGTCATGTTGTAGTAGAGTCTCACTCGATTTATACTTGCTCCCGAATGTTGTCCACCACCGAAGATGCAATTCCACGTCTGATCCCAATATCCTTGCTGAACCCATCCCATGAAAGTGATGTCCCCGTTGTTTGTTGTGAGGTTGTTGTTCCAGTAGGCTTGGTTTGGACTTGATCCTAGCTTGATGGAGGGATCTTCTGATTCACCGACATAATAAGATGCTGCCGGTGATGATCCTGTTAGGGCGGACTTGAGAAGATTTCGAGCTGACTGGACTGAGGTGGGCAATATCATGCTGCCTGTGGCATAAACTGCTTCGCATTCAGCATCTGACAAAATCTTGTTCCACACGCAGGCATTTCTAAAATTCGTGTCTTCAAACTTTCTGTCTTGGGCCGCGTTATTTCCAATGCGGAGAGTTCCTCCGGTGGCTTGAGTGCCCGACCAAGAAACAGATGGTCCTGCTCCGTTGGAACCGTCATATGTGTTTAATTTAATTCCGTTAAGATACAAAATTGGTGCCACGTTATCTCCACCATCCAGTGCTGCTTTTCCTGTTACCAAAACGTGATTCCACGTATTGAAGTCTAGTTTGGAGTTTGCAAAGTAAACATGATTTGAATTCCAACTATTGTACGTGTATCCGCACCAGATTTGTTCTTCGGACCTACCATATCCCAAAGCAAATGAGAGATTTGACCCAAGTTCAAAAATCCTTGGGTGATTAGTTTCCTGGTATGGTCCCATATAAAGCCAGGTGGAGTAAGTAAACTCTCCATCTCTGCCTCCAGAAGCTGCTCGAAGATTCTCATCCCAATACGAGGAGGCAGTCACCGTCATATCGCCAACCGAAGTCCAGTCGAGGTGTGAGCAAGAAAGCATTTCGTTTGGATATCGGGTGTTCGAGAGCATCCGAATTCCATTATAATAATCAGCTGATCCAGTACCGATTGCATCATTCCAATATGCTGCTGTGCCAATGGAGGCAGATAAAGCAGTGTTATTCGCAAACGTGCTTATGGTTCTTGTTTCATTTGCTGTCTCTGCCAACGCGTGGGAACCGGAATGAATAACATCGAACCTCATCTGATACCAGCTGGATTCGGAAAGGTTTATATCTGTTATAGTGAGATCTTGATCTCCAAACCCAGATGGTGATCCATCGTATTGCTTTCTGGAATCTCTGGCAGAAAATCTGAATTTTAAATTTGTGCCCTCGTTGGTGTTGTTGTCTGCATCCGCGCCATCTTTGAATGTTCCGAACTTTAATGCGTATCCCTTGATATTGTCCATCTTGTGACCCCAAGGTGATGTTGCGTGGGCGACGAGAGCAACATGGCCACCGCCATGTTTACCACTACTTCCCGTGTCCTCCACTCGTACCCATGCTCGTAAGGAAAGGGAACCAGTTGATTCCGTCAATAGTCCAGATTCCGTAGTATTCTTAACAAATGCTCCAGCAGCGGTTTCGTGATTTATCTTATTTCCCCTTATCTCCTCTGCTCCAATGGCCTGCACGAACTTTCTTGAATACTTGGAAGTATAATTATTTAATGAGGAAGACGGTTGTGTGCTGAGTGCATGATTTGGAAAAGAAATTCCGGTGGGTCCACCTTCGAATTGGGAAAGATAACTACTATCTTTCATTGTGATATCGTATTTGTCACACAAATATCTTTCCATCTGCTGCCTTCTTACGTTGGACAAAGAATCATCGAAAGCAAACATTTCTGCAATTTGATTCTCTCCAGAGGCAGCTGCCTTTCCAGCACCGTAATCATTGGTTTGTCCTCCATATATAACAAATTTCTTAGAACCAAAATGGCCAGGCTTGTCGTTATCAGCCACTTTGGTGAAGTCTTTTTTGATGTCGTTAAGTCCATTATGATACACGTTCAATTCATATTTGGAATCATTGACG